AGGCGTTTTTTTCCTGATCCAGCATCAGGCCGCGGGCGACGTATTGCGCCTGGAAGGCCTCGAAGACCGGCCAGATTTCCAGAAGGGCGTCGATCCCGGCCGGGCTGACCGGCACGAGGTTGCCCGCTTCGTCACCGACCCCTTCCCATTCCAGCACCGCCCGGCGGGCGACCGCTTTGGCCATCGCGAGCGCCATATCCTCCTGGCTTGACGCCTCCGACAGGTTGTCGATGGCCGGGTCGGCGCGGGCGGACACCATCAGTGCTGTGGTCAGAGGGGCCACGAGGACGCGCAGGCCCGGTAGCAGGTCCAGCCATTCGGGCCGGTTCGAAATGTTCAGACGGATCATGGTCAGTATCCCGTGACGGTGTTGACGAGGACGGCGGTGCACATGCGGGCGGGGCTGGTGGCCTTCGCGGCCTGCCAGTCGAAGGTTGCCTGGATACCCTGGGGCCCGGGGATCTCGATCCGCGGGACCGGCAGGTAGACGGCATGGGCCGTGAAGGTGAAACTGGCATTCGCGCCGAGGCTGTAGGCGAACTCGAGCTCGCAGGGCGTGCCGTCGATGGCTTGGGTGACGAGGGCGCTATCGGCGAAACGCACCTCGATGCGGCCGGTCAGGGCCGCCATGCCGGGATCGGCACCCTCGATCTTGCCGTCGTTGCGGATGGTCTCGATCCGGTCGAGGCCGTTGGCATAGGTGATCTCGGCCGAGACGACGTTGCCCAATGCGGTGCCGTTTCGCTTCACCACCCCGTTGAAATGGCCGAAGCGTTGCAGGCCCAGCGTGGTCGGCGTGCCCGCGGCCGTGGTGGCCGCGATGGCCTCGCCTTGGGCAATCAGCCGTGCAGTCGCTGTCAGCAGGCCGGAGCGGTTCATCTGCCACGAAAGCTGGTCCATGACGCAACCCGCATACATCGCGAACCGCGGCACTTCGGGCATGGCCACTTCAATAGCCATGCTCGGCAGTGTCCAGTTCCCTGACTGGAAGGTGTGGGTCTTGGGCGTGGTCCCCGTCGTGGTCGGGGCGCCGAAGGCGGCCTTCAGCCAGAAGCCGAAGGCCTCGACGTCAATCGGCACGACGACATCGCCGTCGGCGGTGACCGCGTCCTTGATCGGGGCCAGCGGGTCGCGCCCCTGGCCCAGCAGTTCCGAGGCGATCAGCGGCTGTTCGGAGCCGAGCGTGGTGCTGGCGAAGGGCATCAGCCGATAGCCGCTGGCGGGTGGGGTGCCGTAGACGGTTTCAAACGCAAGCGCCATCTGCGCCCGCGCGCCGTGTGCGCGTGCCATGGGGATCTCCTTGGATGTGGGGTGTCAGGCCAGAGGGCCGGTGGTGGTGTAATGCAGGACGACGGTGATCACTGCCGCCTTCAGGGCCGCGGCACCCTCAATGGGCAGATCGACCGAGGCTGGGGCATCAGGTTCGACCCAGTCGCAGAGGCCGCCCAGCGTCCGGTCAGCTTCCAGCGCCGCGCCGATGGCGGCGATCAGGTCATCGAAGGCGCTGGCCCTGGCGGTGCCCGCCTGGACGACGACTTCCAGCTCGGCCCGGTGCTGGTAGTGATAGCGCAGCGGTGACAGTGTCACCTCTGGCTCGCCCGGCTGGCCGTCGCGAAGGATGATCAGACCGGCTGTGGGAATCCGCTCGGGCAGCACCTCGTCACGCAGGGTGAGGGCGGCAAGCGGCTGAAGCCGCGCGTACAGCGCAGCGAGGACGAGTTCGCGGGTGGTGGGCATGCAATATTCAGTATTCAGTGGCTAGATCGAGCGGTTAGTAGACCTCCAGCCACGAGAGCCACAGACGGGACAGAGGACGGGTTTGGCGCTCGATCATGCTGCTGGTCAACCACAGAGCCAGAATTTTCTTGACCCAACCACCTGAAAAGCCTGTGTTTAACTTTGATTCCATAGTCGGAGATAAGATGTCTGGTTACCGTTTCCGTTGCCTCGGCCCATTTGAGTTTCCCGTCTATAGAAGCACGCGCCATTGGAAAAACCACTACCGTCTGTTCGATCCTAAAGCTGCGACGGAGGCAGTTTTTGAGCAAGCGGCTCAGCAAGAGCACAGAATTGGGGTCGAGGGTATAGACCAAGCAATCGGCCTATATATTATCGGCATGAAACCGAGGGGGAAGCTCATCCCCTTCTATGTTGGCAAGGCGGCGCGTCAGACGATTAAGGAACGGCTGTTTCAAAAGCAGGATAAGCTCGCCAAGGTGACTGAGATCCTGAATGTTTACAAACATGCCAAGCCGTTTGTGTTCTTGTTCCCGCTCCTTACGCCCACGGGACGACTTGCTCGGCTTCCGACAGCGGCGCCGGGCGAATCTAGCGCCGAGAAAGTAATCAATAGCGCCGAATACATGATGATCGGTCACGCAATGAATTCGAACCCGTGGCTCCACAACATTTCTACTGTTGTGGAGCGCGAACGGTTTTCAATCGATGGTAGCCCAGGAGCCTCCGGCAAACAAACGAAGGACGCTCAATGCTACAGTGAGATGATGGGCTTCAGAAAAGCGTCCTCAGCGAGCGACAAGCTCCGCGAGGCCGGTGCGGCGCTCGAAGAGGTCAAACCCGATGAAACGCGTCTGATTGAGGACGCACTCGCGCATCCGGAGAGCTTGGAACAAGAAACCGTGGGCCCGGAAGAGTGATCGACATTTCTTTTCCTATGTTTCCACCCACCCTGCCACGATCCGCCCCGGCACGCGGTCGATGGCCCGTTCGGCATCCCGCGCCAGTTCGAGCCGCTTGCGCAGCTTGACCTGCGGCACGAGGAGGAAGATCGGCACGGTTGTCAGCCCGCGGCCGCTCTTCGATCGTGACGCTACCGCCCGTCCCTTGCTGTTCAGCCGCCCCTCGGCCACCAACAGGCTCGGGCCCCGGCGGCGGTAGATGAACCGCAGCCGCAACCCCGTGCGGCGTTCCCATTCGCCTGGGGTGATCCGGCCGCCGCGGGTGGATTTGCCTGCGGCCGGGGTAGGGATGGCCAGCCAGAACCCGTCGCGCGACCGGATCAGCGGCCCCGCGTCATGCGCGCCGACGATCACCGGGGCGTTCGACCAGACGAGGGCCGCGGCGTTCAGGCTCTCGCTGCCCTTGGGATAGGTGGCCAGCCGGATCGAGTTGCCAAGCCGGGTGCCCAGCCCCGCGCCGGTGATCTGGCCGCGCCAGGCGGATTTGAGGCCCGCGCCCGCCTCGCGCATGGCTGTGGTGACGGCTTTCTCGCCCGCAGCGATTTCCGCCTGCATCAGGGCGGCGAGGTCGGGGCTGATCTCCAGCTTCAGCTTCATGCTGGCCTCAGGTCCATCGTCCAGATCAGCCGTTCGCGGTCGCGCAGCGGTTCCCCTTGGATGACATGGCTGTCTGCGCCGATGATGATCACGTCGCCCGGCCGTGGGGCGGGGAGGTCGGACACGCGCACATCCACCACCGTCGTGTCGCTGACGAAGCGGCCCGCTCCGAAGTCGGTGACGCGGTCGGGCGCGCGGCGGATGATGCGGATCGGGCGTTCCTCGGAGGTGGTGGCCGAGATCCAGAGGGCCGGGGCCGCCATGTCAGCCTGGGTGAAGATGCGGTCCATGGCGGCGCCGAAGACGGACATGGGTCGTGTCCGTCAGTTCGACGTGTGCAGGCGGATCGCCAGCCGCGGCCGCTTGTTCACCGGCAGGATCGAGGCCTCGGTCATGACGTCGATCCAGCGGCCCTTCTCGTCGAGATGCTGGCGCGCGTAGAGCGGCATGCCGATGGTGTTGGCGGTTTCCAAGAGGTTCGCGGGGCCGCCATAGGTGGTGAAGGTGTCCACCGTGCCGAGCGGGAAGGCGATGCCTTCGTTCGCCGGGACCAGCCGTTCGGTGGCCTTGGTCGAGAGGGTGACCGTGCCGGAGTATTCCTCGAACAGGATCCCGCCGAAGGGGAAGTTGCGCCGCACATCCTCGCGCAGGGGCTGGGCGCCGGTGGAAGCATAGAACTTGTAGGCTTCCTCGGTCTTGGGGTGGGCGATCAGCTTGTCGAAGAACTCGCGGCTGACCAGCGCATGGACCGAAGTCATGGCTTCGCCCAAGAGATTGTCCTCAATGGCGCGCAGAACCTCGCGCACCTTGCCCTGAACGTTGGTGCCCGCGGTGCCGAAGACGAAGTCGATCGAGATTTGCGCCAGGCCGAATTCGGTGAAGTAGTTGTAGAGGGTGGTGCCCGCACCGTCCTTCACGATGCCGCGGAGCGCGTTCATCTCCATGTATTCCCGCGTCTGGGCGTGCTTGCGGCGCATGAGCAGCAGCTTGCGGTTCATCACTTCGACGAGGGGATCGGCGGCGTCGAAGGCGCCGAGTGCAGGTTGCCCCTGGATGTCGGCAGGCAGGACTACGTCGTCATGCGGGATCCAAGGCAGCGCGAAGGACCGCATCGACCGACCCTCGCGGGTGCCGACCGTGGCAGGGCCGCCGAGGGGAACGGAGGGCAGCAGGCTCAGGACGCCTTCGTATTGCTCGATGATGACCGAGCGCTGGCTGACCCCTTCGAAGCGGAAGAGGCCGATCTGGGCGAGGCGGGTGTAGAGGTTGGGCAGGATGTTGATGGCCTGCGTCATCTCGGCCAGCGAATAGCCGCCAGCGTCGAAGGGATTGCGGACGAGGGTCATGGTGGGGCTCCGGGGAATGAAGGGAGGGGCGTGGCTTGGTGGGCTGCGTCAGACGCCGTCGCGGGCGATGATGCCTGCGGCGGCCAGCTGGCCGATCTTGGTGGCGATCTTCGCCGCGTCATCGACGGTGGCGTCGTAGGCGAGGCCAGCGCGCGAGACGATGGCGGGGCCACGGGCAACGACGATGCCGGTAGCGTCCGCCAGCGTGGCATCGATGGCATAGAGCAGGACAGCCGAGGCGGTCTGTGCGCCATCCGTGCCGCCGCTGGTCGCGAGCTTGTACTTGCCGCTGGCCGTGATGCGGCCGAGAACGGCGCCGACGGGATAGGGCATGCCTGCGAGCAGCGTCACCACCTCGCGGGTGTAGTTCGGGTTGACCTCATATTTGAGGACATCGCCCATGCTGGGCGGTTCCGTCAGGACGGGCATGGTTCAGTCTCCGGGATGTTGGTGGGGGTGGTTCGTTCGATCCGTGCGGTGCGCGTCAGCGCGAGGCGGCCGCCGATTTCTTCGCGGCTGCGACGATGGGGCTTTCCTTCGCGCCCGCCGCAGGAGCGGTGGCGATGATGCCCGCGGCGTCGCTGCGCGCGGCGAGATCGGCGAGGACCTTGGCGCGCAGGGCTTCGGGTTTCACTCCCTTGGCGACCGCATCGGCGGCGTCGATCTGGATGCCAAGGCGCGCGGCCTGCGCGCAGACCTGTGCAACCTCCGCCGCCTCGGCGCGGATGGCTTCAGGGGACATGTCGGCCGCCGCCGTCTGCGGCGGCGCGACTTCCGTGGGCGCGGCCGATTCCGGCGGGGGGCTGGCGGCGGGCGCAGTTGCAGGCTGCGCATGGTCTTCGGGGGCAGTGGTCATCATCGGGCCCTTTCCTCTGAGGGTGATTGTGCCGCGGGGTGCGGCGGCGAAAGCGCGGAAGGCGGTAACGGGATCGGCCACCTCATCTGCGAGACCGGCGAACACCGCCGCCTCCCCGCGGAACACAGCCGCCTCGGTGCCCAGCGCGCGTTGAGTGTCGAGGCGGCGGCCGCGCCCTTCGGCGACAGTCTCGGCGAAGAGCTGGCGCAAATCCTCGAGTTCACCCGCGATCCGGGCGCGGACGGCCTCGGGAAGCGGCTGGTAAGGGTTCGCATCGACCTTGCGGCCCCCGGCATGGATCAGCGTGACGGCGATGCCCTTCCGGTCGAGCGCCCCGCTCATGTCGCTGTGCATGGCCACGACACCGATGCCGCCGACAGCGCCGGTGCGGGGCAGGATGATCCGGTCGGCTTGGGAGGCCAGCGCATAGGCTGCGGACAGCGCGTGATCCGCGACGAAAGCCTGTACGGGTTTGACCTGACGCACGGCCCGGATGCGGTCGGCGAGGTCGAAGGCACCCGCGACTTCGCCGCCGAAGCTGTCGATGTCGAGGGCAATGCCACGAATGGCGGGGTCGGAGATTGCCGCCTGCAGCTGGGCGGCGATGCCCTCATAGGAGGTCAGACCGGAGGATTGCCCGATCCATGCCCCGCGATGCACCAGAGTGCCCGCGATCTCGATGACGGCGATCCCGTCCACGACCCCGAAGGGTTGGCTTCCGTTCCGCGCCTGGCGGCTGGTCAGGTCATCACCAAACAACGACGCCCGGACGGGCAGGCTGGCGGCCTCCTGCGCTTCGGAGGCGATTTCGACCCCCTCGACGCTGATTTCCCTGCCGGTGATCCGGGGACCAAGCCCGGTCAGGAAGGCCAGTGCCTTGGCGGGATCGACCATCAAGGGCGTGTTGAAGACGCGCTGGGCGATCTGGGTGTGGTGCATCATTCGTCCTCCGCGGGCCGGGTTTCCCGGTCCTCACCCTCGTCTTCCTGATCGCTGCTGTCCTGCTGTTCCTGCCGCTGACCTTCGGCATCACCCGGTCCAGCGCCGCCGCCCGCCGCCTGCGCTGGCGACCCCGGTCGCCGGAAGTCGAGACCCAGTTCGGCCTCGCGTTTGCGCTCGGCTGCGATTTCGCGGTCGACCTGTTCGGCGTCGTATCCCCGCTCAGCGATGGCCTGCGTGCGGGATTTGAGGCCCGCTTCGATCTGCAGGATCTCGGCCGCGGCATCCTTGGCCGGGTCGATCCAGTCCCATTTTGTGGGGAGCCAATCGCAGGCGAGGTATCGCCGCCGCTCCGTCGCATAGCCCGGTAGATCGATGGCCCCGGCCAGCACGGCCATGTCCATCCAGCGCGTCCAGACCGCCCGGCAGAGCTGGTAGACCATCACCGAATGCTGGAAGGCCGAGATGCGGCGGCGGAAGTCGACGAGCGCTATCCGGGTGTTCGAGAAGTTGCCCTTGGCCGTATCGCCGGTCAGATAGCCGTAAGGCACGCCCAGCGCCGCGCCGATCTGCAGGAGGGTGCGGTACTGGAAGGGTTCATAGGTAGACCCGGAATCCGGCGTCGAAGGGGTGGTGACATCCTCGCCCGGGTCAAGCCGCACCACCTGGCCGGGTTCGACCTCGAGATCGTCCTCGGCCGGATCGAGCGCCGTCTCTGGTGCAGGCGACGTGATGAACATGGCAAACATCGCTGCGGTCTTTTTCCGCTCCAGTTCCGCATCGTCGTAGAGGTCCAGCGTGAACAGCTTCACGACGGCCGCGGCAAAGCGCGACACGCCGCGCAACTGGCCTGCCTCGACGGGGTCGAGAATGTGGATGACCTCCGAGGCGGGCACGCGCACAGTCTCGCCCGCAAGCCCCGGATCGGTCAGGTCGCCCGGATGGCGGCGCAGGAAGTGGTAGGCCACCCGCCGCCCGATGCCGTCGAATTCTATCCCCTGTCGGATCGATCCCGCGCCGGGCAGCGCGCGGGTCATGTCCTGGGGCAGCATCTCCGAGGGCAGCATCTGCAGCTGCATCGGCACCGTCAGACCATCTTCGGGTCGCCGCGTTCGGATGCGCAGGAAGACCTCGCCCGCTAGGAACACCTCCCGCGCCGCTCGGCGCTGCAACCCGAAGAAGTCCGTCAGACCCTCGGCGTCCGCCTCGTCCGTCCAGGCGAGCCAGAGTTTCTGCAGCTCCTCCTTCTTTGCCGGGTCCGCGATCTTCGACGAGGGCTTGATGCCGTCGCCGACAACGTGGTTCGCGAAGGCATCGACGGCGTTCGCGGCATAGCCATTGTTGCGGACGAGCCAGCGCGCCCGGGCGGTGATTGTTTCGCCCGAGGCCGCGATCAGCGTGTTCACATGCGCCCGCGTGGCGCGGAAACCGCGCATGCGGCGGTGGGACTGCGCCGCATCGAACCCGCCGATGATCGAGCCAAGCCGCGCGCGGAAAGCGTCGAAGACCATGGTCAAAGACCCTTCGTGGCCACGGTGCCCCACCGACGGCGCCGGGCAGACGTGCCGCTGGCCGTTGCGATCCGACCCTCCAAGTCGCGGATCGCCGTCGCCAGTTCCGTGCCGCGACATGACCATGGCCATCACCACCATCCGCATCGCCTACTCCGCCCTTCCCGAGGGGTTCGACCTGAGCCGCCCGGACGCCATCGCCGAAGTCATCGAGCAGGCGCTGCGCGAGAGCGGGATCCCGGCCGAAGCGTCCGACGTCCTGTCGCACCTGAAGATCGAACTGCCGACCGCCCAGCTTGGCGCTGCCAGCCGCACGCTGGCGGAGATGCGGCTGATCTGAGCGGAATGATCAGAAAGCACTGATATTGCTCCGATTTGCCTACGATCATCCGCCCGACAGAGCGATGGTGTTTGCACCAGAACGATGCAACTCACCGAAGGATGCCCCGCCATGACCACCCGCCGCGCAGCCGACAATTCCAAAGCCCTCGACGCCTTCATCGCCGCGAAGGCCGAGATCGACGTGATGCTGGAACGCCTGAAGGCCCTCAGCGACGACCACTTCGAGACCCACCCCGACGAGATCGATTGGGGCCATGTCGGGACGCTGAAGCACTACGCGGGCCTGCTGCGCCAGATCACCGACAGCGCCTTCAAGGAAGGCGAACACGCCGCCTGACGCGCCCACACGGCGCTACGGCCGCCCCGTCCGACGACGGGGTTTGCCTCCGTAGAAGGCGCGCACACCGCGCGCCCACAGCCACGGAGGCCGCGATGACCACCCCGTCCGATACCCAATCCTTGATCCTGTCCCGCGCCGCGACCCGGCCCGGCAATCTCGCCCTGCCGCTGCCCGAAGGGCTGGTCGGCGCCGCCGCCAAGATGGTGGTCGGCAAGATGATCGCCCGCGGCTGGCTCGAGGAGGTCGAGGCGAACCTGCGCCGCGGCGAGCCGATGTGGCGCGAGACCGGCGACGGTCACGGCACCACGCTGATCGCCACCGAGGCCGGGCTGGAGGCCATCGGCATCGAGCCTCTGGTGGCCAGCGCCGTCGCCAGCGTGCGGAGGGCGAAGGCAAAGGCGGAACCTGCGCCCTACGACACCGACACCGCGAAACCGGTCGCCATCCGCGCTGGCACCAAGCAGGCGCAGATCATCGCCATGCTACAGCGTCCCGAGGGTGCCACCATCGCCGAGATGGTCGAGGCCACCGGATGGCTGGCACATACCGTCCGCGGCTCGATCTCGGGGGCGCTCAAGAAGAAGCTGGGCCTGCCCATCGCCGCGGAGAAGGTCGAGGGCAGGGGGACGGTGTACCGATTGGCTGCACCGTAGCGGCGTGCTCCTCAGCGGATCAGCCACACAAAAGTATTTCGATCCATTAGGAGCGGCGTGCCGACTGGAGTCTGGGTTTCTGTAGCTGATCTTCGAAAGGCGGGACCAGAGATGGAAACTCGTTGTTTCACCGAAACGCTTTCAATCAGAGTAACAACTGAGTCCAGTATGGCTTGCGCATGGGGTGTCTCGAGGTGCGCTGCATATTCTTCTTTTGCCCTTTCCGAAATGCGCTGGCGTAGGGCTGATCCGGAGAGTGCACTCTCGCCGCGGGCAATATCGACAGCTGCAGAGACAAGGGCGATACCGATAGACAATTGATCATTTCTGCGAGCCAAGCCTGGCAGAACCGCTACTTCCAAGTTCTCGTCGTTGAAGTCAGAGAGCAAGTTTAGCAACTCTCGGACATCACCTTGCCAGATTCCGGCATTTAAGAAGTCACCCTCACTCGAAAACGAAGCCCACAGTTCAGAGCCCAAAGCATTCTCTCCAAAAGTGAATCTTGGATGTCCAGCTAGGACTGGTTTTACCACATCCCAAGCAGATATGGATAAATGGAAAGTACTGATATGCGCCGTGCCGAGCCAATGATCGCTTGGCAAGAAGAGACCGACTTCCGTCTCGCCACCAACATAGTGATCCCAAAACCCGACATACACCACGGTGCTGATTTCATTTTCGAATGCGGCGTCAACCGTCGGGATTCGCATTTCAGAGATAGATTTAAGTGCAACGACGGTGCCCGAGATTGCCTCGATGCAATCTCGCCATGCGAGTGCCTTGTCCGGATCATGTTTGGAGTCATTGTAGAGCAGCCTTAGCCTATGAAGCGCGGCGACGTCATTTGCGGCTAGACCTACGCTGGATAGATTGTTGATCAGGTCATTAAGTGTGGTTCTGCGGCTAACGGTGGGGAAAACCGTAGATTTCAAGTAGTACTCGACCCGAGACGTGAATGGCTCAAGTATGTCTGAAATGGCTGATCTATTGAAGCTTTCTTGGCCAATGGCTTTCATGCGGCTCATTACAGTTTCAGCATCTTTAACAATCGCATTGCCGCGCGTAAGCTCAGTCAAATTAAGTCTTTCTCTGCCATTGGACACCAATTGCGCAGGCGATCTTGGGGCGCAAGGTGTAGTTGGTCAACCATTTTTGACTGCTGCTTTCCGCCCCGTCGCCATCTCCCACCGCCGCACCGCCACGTCGCAATAGACCGGGTCCAGTTCCACCGCGCAGCAGCGCCGTCCGGTGCGTTCGGCGGCGATGTATCGACCCAGCGGAATCTGCGCAGGTTAAGCCGCTAATGCGAATGCCTCAGCGGGGGTTTTCATGTCCAGCGCCTGATGTGGGCGTCGGTTGTTGTAGAAGCTGATCCAGTCGCCGATGGCTC